TACAGCTTAGACAGTGCCGGCCTATTATCTCAAGAATGGACAAAAGTTGATGCAGTCGAAGGTAACAATATAATATATAATTCTCTTTCTAAGAGTGTTAGAAAAATATTTTCAGTAATTACACGTACCGGTGATCGAGTTCGTTTAAACTTTGCCGATGGTACGTTTGGTGATTTGCCTCAAGGTAATTTTAGAGTATACTACAGAGTTAGTAATGGCTTTGAATATGCAATTAGTCCTTCTAATATTAAAAACGTAACATTTGATATTCCTTATATCAGTAACAAATCCGGCAAGCAAGAAATACTATCTATTTCAGCTGGATTAAATTATACTGTTCAAAATGCTTCCTCAAGCGAAACAAGTGACAGTATTAAAACTAACGCACCAGCAACATACTATACACAAAATCGTATGATTACCGGGGAAGATTACAATGTATTCCCCTTAAGTGTTAATCAAGAAATTATTAAAGTTAAATCAGTTAACCGAGTAAGCTCCGGCATCAGTAGATACTTTGACTTAAAAGATTCTACTGGAAAATATAGCCATACTAATTTATTCGGAACTGACGGCATCTTATATAAAGAGCCTATTATTGGCAGTTTTAAATTTTCATATAACACTAGAACCGACATTGAAAATGCAGTATTGAATCAAATAGAACCAGTACTTGCTAGTCGTACAGTTAAAGATTTTTATTTAGACAGCTATGCATTTGTGTCTTTAGGAGTTGCATTTTCTTCTTTTACACAAGTTACTTCTGCTACAAATATATCAACTGGATATATTAACGACAACACGCAGACTACTGCAATTAAAAAATTAGGATCTGCTACATTTTCTAACTTGAGATTTATCATTCCTGGAGCAATGTTAAAATTTGTTCCGCCACCTGGCAAATTATTCAGTAGCGACAATAAACTAATTGATGAAGCCGGAGCACCTGTATCTGCTAAGACAGGAATTTGGACACGAGTCGTACAGATAGTTGGAGACGGTACAGCAAAAAATCTTGGCATATTACCTTCAGGGCTTGGTCCAGTAACACTAAACGAAATAGTACCATCTGGTGCTGTGTGTGACACTGCGGTACCAAAATTTGTTACTGCACTAGAAGATAGTGTTAAGAATAAAATTATTGATCTAATAGCAGCCAATAAGAATTTTGCTTTAAGATATGATAGTTCAGATACTGTATGGAAAATTATTACAGAATCAAATATTGACAAAAAATCTGCATTTAGTCTAGGAAAAACCGGTGATTCAAGCAATCAACAATTAGATGCAAGCTGGATACTATTGTTTGAAACTGACGGAACATCATACCTTGCAACTTATCGCGGCTTAAGATATGTATTTGAAAGTTTCAAAGAAATGAGATTTTTCTTTGACAGTACTTCTAAGGTCTATGATCCATCTACAGGAAAAGTAATCAGAGATAAAATTTCAGTAATGAGTATTAATACACAACCAGATGCGTTGTCTGCATTTAATCAAAATTTTGATTGGGAAATTATTGACGAGTATTTAGGCAGTGATGGATACATTGACACTAAGAAAATCTCTATCAGCTTCTTTGACAGTAACGAAGATGGCATTGTTGATGATCCAGAGCTATTTAAAAATATTGTTAGCCCTTCAACAAATACTACATCTAAATTTATTTTTCAAAAGCGACAAGTTGCACTAGACGGCTCTACAGATTTTTATTATATTGAAAATACTAACGAGTTAATCAACGTATACTTAAGCCAAGAAGCTGTTCCTCTAACATTAGATGACGGTCAATTAATTTATATCATCAAAGAAAATCTAGTTAAGACGTTTAACAAAGCCTCAACTAGCTTCGTTATCACTAATGAATATAAAGGGTTTTTAGGCAGAGATAATTTAAAATTTCAGTACACCCATGCCGCAGATAATTCGGCAAGATTAGACCCGGCCGCAACAAATGTAATAGATATTTTTATGTTAACTAAAACATATGATATATTATACAGACGTTGGCTTGCAGGTGAAGTAGCAACTAAACCGTTGCCACCTAGCAGTGACTCACTATACACTAATTTTAGTACAGACATTAATAAGGTAAAATCAATAAGCGATGAGATTGTTTACCATCCTGCAAAATACAAACCCCTATTTGGTAAAAATGCCGCAGCCAGCCTGCAGGGTACATTTAAGGTGGTAAAAAATTCTAATGTAGTAATAAGTGATAACGACATTAAGTCTGGAGTCATAACTGCAATCAACGAATTTTTTGCTTTAGAAAATTGGGAATTTGGAGATACGTTCTATTTTGGAGAACTTTCTGCATACATCATTCGTCAACTAAGTCCTAATCTAGTAAACATAGTGATTGTACCAAAGCAACAAGATTTAGCGTTTGGTAGTTTATTTGAAATAACATCAAATGCAGATGAATTATTAATTAGCTCTGCAACAGTTGATGACATTGAGATTATTTCAGAGATTACCGCGGCAAGAATTAATGCAAGCGGCACAGTACTAACATCAATTCCGTTAAACAATA